TTTACTAAATGCTGAACCATATTTGTTTGTTATTTTTATAGATGGAATACCAGATATTGTATCTGCAACAGTATTATTTACTGCTAATTCAATACCATCGCCTTCTTGAAGACCAATAAGAGCACCATTTATAGAATCTGTTGTTGTATATCTAAATGCTGGTATTTCGTAATCTTGTGTAGTTCCTATTGTTGAAGCGTTTCTTGGTATTCTTATTATACCAAAATTTCTAGTAGGAGTTATACCAAAATTATTTTGCTTTGCCGTAGGATAACCAGTATCAAATCCAAATTTAGCAAATTTTTCTTGTAGTATTGTTAATGGAGTTGCCCAAGAAATTTCACTACTACCATCTGCACTTAAGATTGAATTTGCTGTTGGTGCAAGTTTTGTTACTGTAGTTGCTGTAGAACCACCAAAATATCCAAGAATAGAGTAACCAGTTGAAACTTTAAATATATTAAGTTCTTGACTGTTTGGTGCAACACTTGCAATTGAAGATCCTGATGCATCTATTCTAAATCCAGTTCCGGATGGATGTGGTGAAATATTGATACCCACACCAGCGTAAACATCTAAAGTATCATCAAAAGATGTAGCAGTATATGTTCCGGGAATATCATTGGTTGATTCCCCACCCCAAGATACTGTTCTAAAATATTTACCACGAATATTTAATGTGTCACCAGCCGTATTGTCATCACCAATAACTTCTATACCACCAACACCTTGTAATGTTAAAGTTTCTCCAGGTGTTAATGCTGAAACAGTTTCTCCACTATTTGGTATTATTGTTGAATAAGTTGGTTGATTTCCTGCAGTTGCTGCTCTGATTGTAACAGATTTTGAGCCAGGTGTAGTTTCTAAAGAGATACCAGATCCTGCTACAAGTGTAAATAGATCATTTGGAGCACCCGATGAGACAGTAGAACCGTCTATTAATGTGCCACCATTTGCTGTTGCATTGAATTTACCGAATGAAAGTCCCTGAGCACTCATTGGGAAGAAAACACCACCAGTTGTGCTTGTAGCAACAAATACTGGTTTTACTATACCGGATGTTGGTTTTGTTAATGTATAGTTTGGAGTTCCACTGGTTAGATAGTAAACCGCTCCTGGATCTAATCCTGTTAATCCACTAAACTCACCATGAGTTACTACCCATACTTTATCACCGCTTATTCTTTCTACTATACCAATTGAGTATGCTTCGTCTTCTGATGAGGAAGATGTTAGCGCACACTTAACTATTGTTGCTTGGTTATTTGTATCATTATAAATTTTTACTATATCACCAACTACTATACCAGCAGAATAAGTGGAAGTTACATAACGATTTGTCCATTTTGAATCCAACACACCATTTGAAGTACTGATTGGTATTATGCTAGCTGAATAATCAGTGACATTTTTGAAATTTGTGGTTGAACCTAATACATTTCCAATTTGGATTTTATCAGTTATAACAAATGTACTAGTTAATGAAGTGGGGGAATCTATAGTAGCATAGAAAATTCTAGTTTCTATTTCTGTATTATCATATGATTTATAAATAAAATTTAAAGCTTGACCCACATTTCTTGCTTCAATTATCCACGCTCTATCATCACTAGATGTTGATTCAAGACCCATTAATAATTCAAGACCTACATCATATTGTTTATTACCATGAGTGACGAATCTGAAATTAGCTCTTCTTTCATTACTATCAGTTATAAAAGAATAACCATTTGCTAAACCTATATTTCTATTTGAAAACCAAGCTGATCTATTTTTATCATATGTGAATTTAACTTTCGCATCACTTGTTGTGTCTAAAATTAACCCAGAATCATTTTCTGTTGTTGTGTCACCAAATTGTAAACGAATAACATTATCATGAACATTAAGTTCATTGACTCTTATAGTACCACTAAAAATATGATTTCCTGTGATATTTGGTGGTAAAATATTTGTTGCAGAAACTTTATAAAGTTCATTACTTTCACCAGTAGTAGGTATTTCCAATACAAACAAATAATTATTTAAAACAGAAGTTTGTTCTGGAAGAGATTCAAAATCAAAAGTTATAGCACCAGTTGCCTCATTAGGATAGGCTTTAAGACCTTTTCCTGTATTAAAATCTATAATAACATTTCCATTTGAACGAGATTCTAAAAGACCTTTTCTTGGAGTGATATCATAAATATTCAAAGGATTGATTACATCTATTAAATTATTGGTTGTAGTAAACCAAGTATAAAAATTATCACTCAATGTTAGCGGTGTAATATCTGAAATTAAGTCGCTACTGTTTGTCATTTCTTATTTTCCTGAACTATATTTTTGATTAAGTCTTGTAATTCCAGAATATTCGTTTCTAAATTATAAATTTTTTCTTCCAGACTTTGTATTTTTTGTTTTTCGCTTCTTTTTATCTTGGCTAATTTCATTTCTTCAATATTACAATTTAATATTGCTCCTGAATATTTATCTCTATAAAGATTGGGATTTCCTTCAACTTGTATTTTTTTTGTCATGCTGTTGATATTATTCTTAGATCTTTGATAAGCGGAACTATTGCTTCATTTAAACTATATAGAACTATTTTTATACTAAATTTACCAAAGTTTTGGTTTATTTTTTCAGGACTTAAGGAATATTTAATTTCTTTATAATCCGATTCATTTGAAGAAACTAAAAATTCAGAATCTGGTTTTAGTATATCATAAAATTCGCTAGAGAATGAGGAATCATTTCCTTGTATTTGTCTTTTTATAAAGACATCAATTGATGTTCCTTGTGGTTTATATGCTTTTAAGAAAACAGAACAATTAGTTGCTTCTAATCCAGGTTCAAGAGTTACAGTTTTTGTTATGTATCTTGCTTTTGTTGTTCTTGCAACTGGTATTATTTCATCCAATTCAAAATTTTGAGATGTAACTAAATTTCTAATCGTTATTAGATTAAGTTTTTCTAAATCTATTACTGGACTTAAAATACCATCAGAAACCATATCTATTGTTAATTTTAATGAATTTCCCGAATATATTGCTTTCTTATTCAATCCATAGTTAATATTTGTATTGGGTTTAATAAAATCTTCTACAGGTGTTGAACTATTTTCATTTAAAGTTTGCAATTTAATACTTTGAATCAGCCCTGAAAAATCTATATAAGACATATTTAAATTAGCAATAGAGAAATTTTGTTTTTCTCTTCCGGCAATATTTGGTTCCTTTAGTACTAAAGTTCCACTAGGTTCAAAGTTACATCTATTAATTAAAAATGTTAGATCAGTAGATTGTAACTCTGACCATAATGAATTATTATTCGTTTTAAACAATTTTCCAGAATATGGTTGTTTTGAAATTGGTATTTCCGTGTTTATTTGATTTTTACCGATTTCAGAAAGATAAAGAACATAATCTAAACTATTTGTACTAAGAACTATAGAGTGTTCACCCGGTAATAAATGAATAGGTGCATCAAATTCAAATTTTGTAGCATTTGATGCTATACTCTGATCACCTGAAGTTGGTACATCATTTGAATTGACTAAAACAATTTCATTAGGTAATAATAGTTTTGTTGCATTTGGATAGGTTACTGCTCCCTCTCCTACAGACGGAAATCCAGATAAAACTGGTCTTATTTCTAATTTTATTGGTATTCCTTGGGGGTCTTTGCTTGCAAAAAACAAATCTACACTCTTTATAAAAACTCCTTGTGGATACTTATCCGAATCCACAAAAAATGTTTGAGCAGTAAAACTCTGTTTTCTATCAATTGTATTTACTGTTTCGGGTCTTGATGATATGAAATAATTATTTTTAAAATTATTGATACCGGAACTTACATATTTTGTTTCTGCTATTGTAGTTGCTAAATTTCTATTACCACTAGGATTATCCATCACAACTAGTAATTTTTCACCTACTCTAAATTTACCATTTGGTAATCTGAATATAAAGGAAATGTTTCCATATACATTTGTTCTATTATTTGTTCCATTTACAAAATCATTATCGTTTACTGTTTTACAATAATTGTCTATTCTTATTCCGTCAAAATATGGGAAAACTAACGTATTTGGTTTCAATCCTTCAATAGTTACTGTTATTGTTTTATTTCTCATAAATGGTAATATATCAGTATCTAATGTTTTATCACCAATTTTATTTTTACCTGTTTCTGGAGTCTTAGATTTTATTTCTCTAGAAATACTAGTTATACCATTTTTTGTTATAGTTTCTTTTGTTTCTTCTATAGGAAGTCCTTGCCAATTTGTTTGCCAATTATTCCATTTAGTGCCAAAAGAACCAACATTATTATTTTTTACACTAGTTATTATATTTTTAAAGTTATCATTTTCACCATCTATATTTGTTAACAATAATGGTTTATTGATTGTATCAAACCAGGAATCGCTGCTTGGTGTCAATTTCATATTACCTAACCAAACAGAATTACCAAATTCATTTATTCTTATAGTGTTACTTGATAGTGATTGAATAATCAATGGCAATTCTGTGTAATTTAAAGTTATTAACCCTGTATTATTATTTGTTTCAACATATGAACTTTGTTGATCATAGATAAAATCAAAAACATTTGTTTTAAATGGTGGTCTTAATACATTGTTGATCGTGTCAATTGAACAATTATAATCTGGATTGTCTGTATCACCAATACCATGTCCTGTAAATCCGTCAACAAGTATTGATGTTTTAACTAGAGAATTTCCAGAATTATCATTTATAGTCAAAGTTTCTGCTGATTTTTCTAAAAGATTTAATTTTGTAAAGTATTCTAAATTTTCTATTCGTTTTTCTAATTGTCTTATATCATTCATTGTATATCTTTGATGATTATAAGGAGTTATTTTTAAATCATTTACATCTCTCAAATAAGCAGGAGATTCAATTGTAAATAATGTCATTGAATTTGGTTCATCTGATGGAATTACTGGAGTTAAAGATGAAGGACTTTCTATAACTTTAAATTGTTTATTTCTTGTTAATAATAATTTATAGTTTTTAGCCTGATAATACGAATAATCCACACTAAAAGATTCTGTTATAACTGGTATACCATAAATTCCATCTAAATTACCAGATGAATTTCTAAAAGGTCTAAAATCAATCAAAGTATCAAGATAATATTTTTTGTTTGTTGATGGACTTATGTAAATAGGTATTTCACTTTGAGAACTATATGAATTTACAACAATAGGTCCAAAACCAGTATGTTCGAAATATGTATAAGAGACCAATACTTCTTCATCTATTATATTATAAACATTTAAAAATTCAGGTTTTAATCTCAGTGTTCCCCATTCATAAGTATTATCATTTTGACCGTTATTAAATTCAAAGAAGTTTAAATTATAAATTTGACCAGTAGTAGTAGTTAAACTATCAACTGAAAAAATATCTGCTTGTGCAATTGTTAATATATCTTTATTAAATTTTAATTTCTTTACATCTCTCTTTTTATTTTTTGTTCTGATCGTTGAATCACTAGTTCCACCAACTGACATAGTAGTAATTAATCTATAATTTCCAGTTGGTAAAATGTTATTTACACCACTTCTTGTAAAATGTAAAGTTAAAGTTGAAACAGATGATCCATCTAAAACATTTGTAGTAACTTTAGTAAAATATCTTTTATCAGATAAATTATAAATTATTCCAGTTGTTGTATTAACTAATATATAATGTTCTATTAAATCCGCAGTATCAATTTTACCTGTTTCATCACCCGTTCCTGATGCTCCACCAATAAATCTTATATTAGAAGGAACAGAAGAATTTATTGTTAGAGTTGGATCATTAAGTACAACCACAGAAATATCTCTTTGTAGTCTGTATTTAAAATCAGATATATTTTGGATTGTATCTCCCACAGGCAAATCGAATAACAAAGTATTTTGTTGAGGAGATTCTATTATTGATTGATTATTTAAAGTTTTAATTGTAAATATATTTTTTCCACCATTAAATTCTGCTATGTTTGTTGTACTGTTTAACGGATATTTTGATTCAGTATTACCTATTGATTTCATTAAAATATCAAACAAATGAACGCTGTACTCATCTTCGGAAATTTTGTGTAGTTGTTTTATTTTAGCAGTTCCAATGACTATATCTTTTGCATTGGTACTTTTTGGTGTAGCATTACTAACAATATAAGTAATAGATGGTTTACCGACTACTCTCAAAATGCTAGAATTTGTATTACCAATATTGAATTCAAAAGGAAATTGTGAATATTGAGTATCTATTGGTCTTGCAAGTAAAATTGTTGTTGTATTTTCTTGAATTGTTGAAGCAGGATTGGTTAGATTTCCTGGTTTAAAATAAACAACTCTACCGGCTGATATTCTATTATTTGACAATTGTTGTGTTAATATGTCACCAACAAATAATTCTTTTTGAGGTGTATAATTTTGTTCTGCTGAAATTACTATTTGTTTTGCGTTTCCAAATATATTTCTTTCATTAAAATCTCTACCAGGAAAATAATCAGAATTTATATTAACAAAAATACCAGAAGTTCTTTCAATTTCATTGATATCATTATTTGAAATTATTGTGTGTTTATTCTGATCCCATCCACGCCCACCATATCTTACATTATCTCCTACTGTAAATACCCAACCAGATTTGACATTAAATTTATTTTTTGTTGTTAAAACTATTAATGTTCTTGTAGTATTATTCCAAGAAATTACAGTTCCCTTTGAAACACACTGATTTTGTGACCAATTTGTATTTGAATCGTCTATTGGTACATAATCTATGTCAAATTGATAAACTGTATCTCCATTTTGATAATCACCAAAAGATCCAGTTTCTCTAAATTTAATTACAGTAAATTCACCACAAGAACTATTGTCCAAAGTAGTTACTGTGTTTATTGTGTAGCAAGCACATGGACCATATAATAAACCAATATCACTGAATGTTGTGTTACTAGTTGAATACTCGATAAAATCCTCATCACCCTGTACTTCTACATATATTGTATAACTATTTTGTGCAAAAAATGATTCAGTAACTGCTATTACTACCCCCTGTGCTTGAATTCTAACACCATTAGAAGCCAGAACATATGTTTGTCTCACAATATCACCTATTTTAAATCTTCCTTGACCAGGATTTGGAGCTGAACCCTCGGAAGTTTCTGAACAATCATCATTACTGGTTTTTTCTTTCAATACTATTTGAACAACATTATTTTGAATTGTTACAGATTGTACGCTACTTCCATATGATATATCTCCACCTATTTCAGGATTAAATACTACTCCTGCTTCTTGAAAAATTGAAATATTATCGTTTTTTCCAGGAAGAGTTGCACCTAAATCAAATGTTGTTACATTACCAAATACCTTTGTATTATTTCCAATTTCAACGTACAAAGTACTACCACTAGTAGAACCTACTCTAGAAGCAGGAACCCATCTTCTACTTTTAAATCTTTTTACTATTAATCTATCTTGCAATTCTGGAATAGTGGGAGCATCACTTATTGCATCATCAATATTTTTGTAGTCTATTTGATAAACATAATTATCAAGTTTATCGTTATATAAGTCGGTATTATCAAAATTTTCATCATAATTTGGATCACCATCTCTACCGAATGCAGTTTTAAAATCTCCATGATATGGTTCTGTAAAAACTAATCTACTGATATCTGTTTCTGTTTGTGGTGAAACAAAATCCATAGGATAGGAAATGCTAGTAGTCGTTGTTACTTGTTGTCCTATATTCTTTTTTGTTTGATCATTTGTATCATTTGGTCGTATAATTCCCCTTATTTCTGTTCCTGTTGTCTCTAATTCTTTATCTAAAGCAAAAATTTGTCCAACTGGAGGATTTAAAAATAAAATACTGTCATAAAAAGAAGAATGCTCTGAAGCAAAAAGTGGTGACCAATATTTTACTGGTAGATCTGATGTGGTTTCATCTGCTTTTGGTATATTTATTTCTACAAATTTTCCTTTCAAATCCATTGAAGGAAAATTATTTATATTAATACTATTCGAATATGATTCAAATTTATAAAGAGAAGAACTTGTATTAAATGAAGGAACTGCTATGAAATAGTTTCCAACATTTGCATTAATTTCATAATTATTTAAAAATACAGTATCTCTTGGTTTATCTACTGAAATATTAGTATTATTTATTGTTTCAAATTCATAACCAAAAACATATGCTTTTCCTGGCTGAACTGATAATAAAAATTTATCTTCAGATCCTCTTGGTGTATCATTTATTAAATATTGTCCGTTTTGATCCTGATCTATTGTTATAGCACTTTCAATTGACAAAAATCTATTATTTATTGGAATTGAATTTCCTTTTCTATAAATATAAAATTTTGTACCATTAACCATTTGAACAAAATCATTTGTTGGTGTTTGTTGATAAGAAACTGTCAATCTTACTACACCATTTTCACCAGGTTCACTTGAAACTATATTTAAAAATGAGGATTTACCAGTGCTATCATAAATTTTTAATAAATCTCCTGCAAATGGAGGAAAATCTTCTAAATTATTTAAATTTGTGTAATTAAATGAAATTCGCTGATCTGGAGATAAAAGTATATTTCCTTGGTAATACACAGCATTAAATGTATATCTATCATTTCTATTGTGATTTTTTATTTCTAACCCAAAAGGTCTTACTGTATAAGAACCAGATTCATCATAAGTTCTTCTTGCAAAAATTTCTATTAAATCAGAATATGTTGGTATTCTACGAATGAAATCTAAAGAACCGTTTACTGTTCTTGCAAGTTCTATAAAATCTTCTGTTGAATATTCTTCTGGTTTGGTTTCTAAATTGTCAAAGGTATAAGATGTTAGTTCTAGATTTATTTTATATCTATCTGCTCCTGGTGCATTATAATTATAGGAACCATTTGCAGGATCTTTAAGTGTTTCATCTTCAACAGAATCTACTGTAACTCTGTTAAGTGTAAATCCAACTCTGTTTGTTGGTGAAGAAAAATCTCTATATCCATTTGTTAATTTAAAAAGAGATACAGTTTGAGTTATATTATTAACAAAGAAACCATCAACATAAAATATTCCCTTTTCCACCGATATTAAAGTTGCACTGCCTGTAGATGGAATGGTTGAATTTTCAGTAGAAGGTTTTGCTCTAAAATTTAAAGAAACATAGTCTGATGTACCTAGTAGATTATAAAATTGAGTTTGAGATGAAGTAAATTCTGTTCCGGTTAAATATTGTAAAAATAATATGATATAATTATCACCTGTTTGAGAACCTAAAGTGTGTAATATTCTTGCTTTTGTTGTTCCTGCTGTTGTATCACTTATGATTTTATTTCTGAGTAATAAATGATCGATAGGAGAATTTGTTGTTTGTTTTATTCTTAAAAATTTACAATTAGTTAATGTAGAATTTCCACCAAAAACCAAACTACCATTTTTAAAAATATGACTACCTATTTTAGATAATTGATTTTGAAGTAAACTTTGTAACTGTGTTAATTCTCTTGCTTGAATAGAATAACCAGGTTTAAATAATATTTTTAGAAAATTTTTAGTATCATCAAAGTCATCATAATAAGGCGAACTTGAAAGAATATCAGAGTGATTATATGTCATTTAATTACCTCAAAATCCTATTATTAGTTTAATTTCTTCTTCTTGATCATCACCACGAACAACTGGTCTTATATTTTTTATGTATATGATTTTTCCCGAATATTTAATAACTTGTGGTAAAATAATTTGTGTTATTACTGCATCTTGAGTTGAATATGCCCCATTTATTAATTTTTGTAATTTATAACCTAAGTTTGTATTTGTTTGGAAAGAATTAAATGTTCCAGATACCATAAGAGTTCCTATTGTACCATTATCAGAAACACTCCAACCCACTACAGTTGCTTCTGCATTTGTTGTCAATTGTTTTATTCCATCGTCTTCGGAGAAGTCTGTTTTTGTAAACGGTGTGTCTATTCCGGCTGGACGAACTATTGTTATAACTGTTGTTGCTCTAAAAGTATTTAACCCCTCTTGCACTTGAGTTCTGTATAAATTTTTAATTACTCCTACCTTACTATTACTGAATCCTTGTATTCCAGAATTAGTGTTAACAGAACTGAATGATATTATATTTTCTCCATTTATCAATTGACCGGAATCATTATAATATGATTCAATTAAAGTTCCTTTTAATTTTTTTATAACCAATGTTCCATCAGTTCCAAAAAATTTAGGAGTCCAATTAACAATTTCTGCAGTTGATTTACTCGTTTCTCCTAAAATTGTTTCATTTGGTAAAAATGTAAAATCATTATAATAATTTAAAGGACTTGTATTAATAATTGAAATATCATCAAATGTTGTGTCAGATCCATCAATTGGCCAATTTTCTATCACCATAGGATATACTGTAGATGCAGGAAACGCTGAAAATTTACCATTAATCGTTCTTAAAATTAAAGTCTTGGTTTGTTCATTAAAACTTAAAAAACTTCCTCTTGCTTGGCTGATATTATTATCCGATCCTTGTTTTACTATCAAATCTGGATTCTGTTGTAAAATACCAACAAATTGTTGATAATTTCCTTGTAAAACCATAGAAGTTGTTGAATTTATATTTTCTATGTCTATTGCATAGGTTTGTTCTTGTTCTTCTTCTCCAAGAATTGATATATTTTGTATAAGTCCTACTTGTCTGTAATCATTGTAAAAATTTAAATTTTCAATATTTTTAATAAATTTAGTTTTAATCATTAAATTCTTACAACCCAATTCTATCAGAGGATTAGAACCATGACCATTAAACGGAGAAATTATAACTCTAACTAAAGTTTTTTCTGAATTAAGTGTTTTTGTTGTTTTTACTGTAGCAATCGCTTCTTTATAATTCAAACCACCATTCAACACACTTATATGATCTATTTGTTTAGTTAAAGGATTAATAACAGGCACCGCTACTACACCTGTTCCGTTTCCAATTATTTCAATTTTTGGTAATATTTTATAATAACTTGAAGTGCTTATATTTTCAGTAAATGGTTGATCTACGACTGCAACTCCTGTTGTTCCGTTATAAGAAATTATTGTCCTAACCTGACCAGAACCAGGTCCAGAATAAATATAAACCACATAATTATCATTATACACATTATCCATTCTGCTTATATTTGTGTTTGTATTGAATTTTATTGAGGATGTTCCTGCAACCACATTTAATTGTACCAAATGAGCAATAGAACCATCAACTTCAATTGTATCATAATCAATAGCAAAAGAATAAGGTGCTCCAATTTGTGTTACAACTATATTTGATATTGATCCATTTTTATTTATTTTAGCATCTTGTTGTACATCTAGTTGTAAATATCTTTGATCTGTATAGGACAATTCATCTAAAAATTCAACAGGAATATATTCTTCTGTCACAAAATCTTCTAATTCTGGTCTTACAGAATACATATACTTCCATATATAACCATCTTGTGTTATAATTTCTTCAAGACCAGTTCCATATGGTTCGTATTGTGACGGTGCTCTATTATTATTAAAAATACATTTATAGACATTGTTTTCAGATGTTAGAACATAAAATTGTAAAGGAGTTGTTTCTGAAAATAAATCTAAAATATCATCATATTGTTGATAAACAGTGTTATAATTCCAATTTATTTTTTTTATAACAAATGCAACATCATCTGCATTTATTCTTTTACACGCTAACATATTTTTCCATGCATTCAATTCTTCATTTAAAGAATCCACAGAAACAGGAGGAATTGTATCGTCTTCCCATTCAGTTACCTTACCTATAAATAAATAGTTTTTAGTATCGGAAAAAGAAGAAAACTTATCATAAAAAGATTTTGTTATAGAATTTTTAAAATTAGTTTTTAACATTTTATTATACTTCGGTATTTATTTTTATTTTTAAAAAATCAGAAATAATTATATCTTTAAAAGAATCCATAGTATTTAGTAAAGAATTTGGATGTGAGAAAACTACCCAATAATCATTTACGTTATTTGAATCTGATACATTTGGTATAAAGGAAAAATTTATTTCAGAAACGCCATTACTTAATCTCATATATGGTTGAGGTATATGTTCAAAAATTGCCGTATTTTCATCTGGTAAAGGTTGACTGGGATCAAAACCATTGGGATAAAGGTCTTTTAATCCAGATGGATATGTTTCGGTGTCTCCATTTGGATAATTATCATTTCTTAAATTCTTTAAAGTATTAAACGTATATGGTAAATAGTTTCCAATAAAGGGAAAATAAAATCTAGTTATTCTAATTTCTTCATTTAGATTAAATTTTTCTTCTCTTTTGATCAAATAACTACCAAATAACCCCATACCTGCAGGGTGAACTAATCTTTTAATTATATCCACATACTCAAAAATATTAGATTCAACTTTTAGTAAATATGACAAATCTTGGTATAATCTATTATCTTGTATTTTCCCTCTAGAACTCGGAGAAGAAGATACTGTTTTATAATACCCAGGATATCTGGTTAAAACACCAGTTTCATAAAAACCAGATATTTTTGTAAAAGTATTATCTATATTTTTTTTGTATAATTCATGAGTTCCTGAATAATTATATCCAGAATTTATTATATCAAATTTTTTAACATTTCCCAATAAATCGACTTCTCTTATTATTGCAAAAAAACTAGAACCAGTATCCACGCCTGTGCTATCTGCAGGTTTTAAATATATTTTATCATTTTGCTTTAATGCTTTACTTGTTATTGTAATAGAAGTTATTACAGTTAATAGATCCATTTCTAAAGTTTCTATTTTGCCATTTTTATTCACATCACAATAAACAGGCAATGATTCATCAAATTCACCAACAATATTCGCAACAAAGAGTTCAATAATTGTTTGATTTAATTCCTTTTCTACATTTACTTGTAATATCCTAGCAGATGCAGTTACAGAAATTTCATTTTTTTGATATATCAAGCCATTTTTCAATAAGAATGCATCTGAAACATTTATGTTTTTAATTTTCATACCAACATTTTCAACCCAAAGATTTCCAGAACATCTCATCAAATCTTTTTTGGGATAATAAAAATCAACATAACTGTTATACAACAATCTAAACAAAAATCTAAATGATTTTTCTGTTCCTTTTGCTCTATAAAACTGCTTTATATTTTTAACTATATTTCTTAGATTTCTTGTATCACTGAGTTTAAAAATGTTTTCTGGGAAATCATTTAAATATTGTATTCTAAAGTTTGATAAAAATACTTCAGGTGTTGTATCAATATCAGCAAAAAATTCTGAAGTAAACGGCATAAAAACTGGGTTATTTGATTTATGTAACCATTCATAATATGCTTCTATAAATCTAGTAAAAGTTTTGTAGTCATCTTGTATAAATTGAGGCAACTTAGTTTTAGGAAAAGACCAAGTTATATTTTTAGATTCATATTTTTGAGTTATAACATTAAACGAAACTAAAAAATCTGTTCCTTCAATTTTTTTATTTATTGTGTTTATTAAATAACCAGTTAATTCATAATTACCATTTTCTAATGAAGAAAATGTATAAGATCCCGTCACTTCTGTTGTTATTTCTATTCCATTTAAAAATAAAACAATTTTACTTGTTTTGTACTTATCTAGATTGTTTAAAACTTTGTAACGAAATTTTAATTCATTACCGTAGATAGTAGTATTTGGTTGGGGGTATAATATATTAACTTTAATCATTTTAATTTATTATATTATTAGAGCTATTTCTGTTTGCATATGATACATTTGACAGAGAGTTTTTAAACACTTGTGTCATTGTTACTGATATATTTCTAGTTGTTGCAGTGTCAAATGATAAAAGAGTATCAAAATCTGTAAAAATATCTGGATCTCTTGGTACTGCAACAAAATAAATATAATTTTGATTGTTTATATAAGAAGACAAAATAAAATCCTTTACAGTTATAACACCAGTATCATAATTGACAGATCCTGCATTTGTGTTTATAAAAATTTTATTGTTATTTGTATCTAAAGTATAAATTCTCAACTTACCATTTCCATCGTCATCAAAATAACATATTTTTTCGACTAAAATGTTATTTTCCAATACTCTCATTCTGAAAAATGAACTTTCAACTACAGGAACTTCATAGCAATTTCTTGGATGATATAATTTATTACCAAAGTCTATAACAAAAGTTTTCTTTATTAATTGTTCTGGATATATTCTTTTTTCCATAGTCGCATTAACAGAAGCACCAACAATGCTTGTATGGAATTTTAATATTTCTGGAATCATATCAGATGTATAAAAATCATCATCATATCCTTTAAAATTTTCAATAGCATATTGTCTTGCTCTTGTTCTTATAATTTCTATTATTTTGTTTTCAGAATCTCTACTTGATGTTGGATCGTACTTTATATTCAATGCAAGATTAACAAAAAGAATGTCGGGATCCAATATTTCAAGAGAAGTTCCCAACATTGATTTGTTTCTTGTTATTGAATCTACTATTTGTTTTTTCTCGGTTAAAGTTAAAAAAGAACTATTTATGGGTTTTATAGATGCAAAAACTTTACCATATTGTGGGGGATTGTTTTGTTCCCCTCCCCAACATCTTATTGATTCTATATTATTATAGTTTTTAAGAATTAAGCTTTCATAATCAGATGCAGTTACTGCTCGTTCCTCATTAGAATAATTCTTCAAAGCATTTATTCTTATGCTCTCTATATTTTCTTTATCAGATCCACCGGATGCTGCTTCTACAGTTTCTATTTCATAACCTGATAAGGAAAAAGAACTAAATGCCGCGGAATCATTTATTCCTATATTATTTGCGCTTGAACCTGCTGAAAGTAAAAACTCAAATATAATGAGATTACCCCTTTCAACATTCTTACCAAAAATGCCATCACCAAATGTTACTTCATATTCTCCTTTTGGTGATTCTTGTACAAAAAATATTTTGGAATTTGGAGTTGCCAGCGTAATATCAGTAGATCTTAACCATTCATCGCTTATTCCATTTTGATTTGTTATAGATGTTGAAACAAATGCTCTTATAGTTGATAAATCTATACCTTCAAATGGTAATACTATTGGTGTGTTTGGTTCACTTACAATTGCTGTGTATGTGGTAAATGTTCCCTGTAGAATTGGAACATCTACTATTCCATATTTTGTTATTTCTCCATCTTCGTCAAATTCTATAGGGTCAAATGTATAAGATGCTGTCGTAACAAAAGCATATGTATTATTATTAGAATCAGTTGCTGTTATTCTTGTGTTTCTTCTTATTATATCATTTGTGTAATTTTCAGGATCAAGTTTTATATTGATCATTGCTGTTGCTGCTTTTGTTGATTTTGGAGTATAACCAAGATTTTTTGCAAGTGAAACTACAGAAGATCTTTTAGATGCTGTGTCTATGAAAGTTTCATTTACAACCATGTTATTATAAAATGAATTGTAATATGTATTATATGAAAGTAAATCCATTAGAACATTAAATGCAGATCCTTCAAAAGAATAACCATTAAATTCTGATTGTTTATTTAAAAAATCTATAAGATTTGACTTAATAGAAATAAAGTCTAGGTTTGAAATATCTCCTCTTTTTTCTTCCATATTACCTTGTTCTTTCTATTGAAAAACTTAAAGTTTCTTCTTTATTTCCTGTGTAATAATACTCTATTGTAATATCTATAGAATTTTTATCTGGTATTCCTGTTACTATTACACTTTTTAAACTTATTCTTGGTTCATATTTTGTTAAAATTTTTCTGATATTTCCTTCTAAAACTTTATCACCACCAATTAAATAATTTTCAAATAAAAATCCTCTAATATTTGCATTAATATCCGAATTAAAAGGTTTTTCGAAAAGATTTAATAACAATAATGTTCTAATAGACTGTTTTATTGCGTCTACATTGGTTTTTTTATTTAAATCACCAGTTAATGGGTTTATATTAAAATTTAAATCTATATCTTTGCTAATCATTTTAATTATGTATATTTGTTAATTTGCTCTTACATTAAAAGAACCAGTAATTGGGTGCTGGCATGATGCCAAATCACCTTCTCTTACTATATTTTTAAAATTTGCAAAAATATTTGGTGAAGATTGAGCCAAAAATGCTGTACAGTGCTCTTGACAGCCACAACTTTGTCCACAACAACATGGCGGATGTGGAGTCACTCTATCTTTTATCTGTGCTACTGGAAAATTATTAATAAAAACATTAGATGTTCCAATAGGTG